ATTAAAGGATATAGAATTTCAGGTAATACTGTAAAAAGAATACCTGCAACAGTAAGATTAAAAAAGGCTCGTTTGTTGAAACGGTCATGGAAAACAACTAGAAAAGCTAAATTGCGCCGAACTCTATTGAAAAGAAAAATGTCAATGAGAAGACGCTCATCATTAGGACTAAGATAATATGCCATTCGAAATAACTAACACACAAAGATCCGCTTCTATTATTAGAGTAGTAGATGTTGGAACTACAACAGTAGCTTTGGCAAACTTAGCAATCAATGCTAACGAAACTGTTACTTCCGCTAACATTAGAAGATTAACTTGGTCAACCAATGGTAATATTCAGATTATTAGAAATTCTGTTCCAGTATTAATGTTACACAATTCTGGTACAATGATGATTGACGAATTAAATCATACAGTAGCAAACAACAATGCATCACCAATTGTTATTACAGTTAATACTGGTGGTTCTATTGTTATGGAAGTTAGCAAAACAGCAACATATGCAACTGAATTAACAGGAATGTAAGATGAAACTAATTAGAGAAACCGTAGAGAATGTAAAATATCTTACCGAAGCTTCAGAGAACGGTAAGAAAAATTTGTACATTGAAGGCACATTCTTAGTCGGTGATAAGATTAACAAGAATAATCGTATGTACGAAATGCGTACTTTAAGAAATGAAGTTGAACGCTATAACGAAGAATATATTAAGACCAATAGAGCACTTGGTGAACTTGGTCATCCAGACACTCCATCCATTAACTTAGAAAGAGTGTCACACAAAATTGTTTCTCTTGTAGAAGACGGTAATACTTTCTACGGAAAAGCATTAATTCTTGAAACACCATACGGTCAAATTGTTAAGAACTTTATTGATAATGAAGTAAGTATCGGAGTCTCTTCTAGAGCTCTCGGTTCTGTTGTTACCACTAAAGAAGGTTACAACCTTGTACAAGATGATTTGAGACTTGCAACAGCGGCAGACATTGTGGCGGATCCTTCTGCTCCAGGTGCCTTTGTCAACGGCATCATGGAAAATAAAGAATGGATGTTTGTTGAAGGACACTTCGTAGAAGCAGACTTTGACAACGCAAAAAGACAAATACAGAGAGCATCTTCTAAACAAATAGAAGAAGTTGCTTTCAAATTGTTTGAAAATTACCTCAGAAAACTTTAATTTTATAAATAAGAAATCATAAGGAGATTCCTAATGGCAACAAATAAACTAATGGAAGCCGCAGCAGACATTCTTGCAGGAAGCAAGAAATCCGCATCTGGTGAGCCAATGAATAAAGCCGATGCCCAAGTCGTTGACTTAGGCGGACCAACTAATCAGAATTCCAAACCAATGGATGATTCTGCAAAGATTGACGCCGCTAAAGCAATTAAAGGCAAAGCAGCCGCCCCAACAACAAAACCATCAGATGCTTCATCTAAGATGGAAGAAATTGAAACTGAAGAAGAAATCATCGCTGAAAAAATGCATGATGATGAGAAGAAAGAAGAAATGAAGAAAAAGATGAAAGAGGATGTTGACGCTCTCTTTGCTGATGATTCTACCATTTCAGAAGAATTCAAATCTAAAGTTTCTACAATTTTTGAAGCTCGTGTCGCTGACCGTGTATCACAAATTGAAGAAGAAACAGAAGCAAAATATGCTGGCATGCTTGAAGAAGCAGTTGAGTCTATTCGTGCTGACCTTACCGAAAAAGTAGATGACTACCTTTCATATGTTGTTGAACAATGGATGAAAGACAATGAAATCGCTATCGAATCTGGTCTCCGTTCAGAGTTGACAGAAGACTTCATCGCTGGTATGCGTAACCTATTTGCAGAACACTACATTGATGTTCCTGCAGAAAAAGTCGACCTCGTTGACGAACTTGCTGGTAAAGTTGAAGAACTAGAAAGCAAACTCAATGAAGAAATCGAGCGTGCAGTAGACTTAAAGAAATCTTTAGTTGAGTCACGCAAAGTAGAAATGACCCGTGAAGTATGTGAAGGTCTTACCGACACTCAAGTTGAAAAAATCAAATCACTCGCAGAGAGTGTAGAATTCTCCACAGAGGACGAATACAAACAGAAACTTGAAACAATCCGTGAGAACTATTTCCCTTCTAATGCTAAAAAAGCAACAGAAGCACAACTGCACGAAGAGTTTGAAGAAGAAGAGGCAAAGAAAGTCATTAATGACCCATTCGTTGCTGCAGTATCTCAAGCCATTTCTAAAACAAAAATTTAATTAGTAAACCCCAAGGAGATAACACATGTATTTGTCCGAAAATCTACAGAAAAAGTGGGAAGGTGTCCTGGATCATCCAGACCTAGCCCCAATCAAAGACCCGTATCGTAAGGCTGTTACAGCAGTTATTCTTGAGAATCAAGCTCAAGAAATGATGAAAGCTAACGGCGGTTATTTGAACGAAGCAGTTCCAACCAACTCAGCATCTGCTGGTTTGGGTTCAGCTGGTGCAACAGGCTTCTCGTCTGGTGCTACATCAACAGGTCCAGTTGCCGGTTTCGATCCAATCTTAATCAGTTTGGTTCGCCGTTCACTACCTAACTTAATCGCTTATGATGTTTGCGGTGTACAACCAATGACAGGTCCTACAGGACTTATCTTTGCAATGCGCTCTACTTACGCATCTGCATTAGGTACAGAAGCATTCTTCAACGAAGCTAACACAGGTTTCGGTGGTCTTGGTACCGCTCAAACTGCGTTGACAGTTGGTAATCAAACTGCTAACACATTCGTTGCAAACGGTGCAGGCGTTGCCGGTATGTCTACTGCTCTTGCAGAAGCATTGGGTGATGGTTCTAACACCTTCCAAGAAATGGCATTCTCTATTGAGAAAGTTACTGTTACTGCAAAGACCCGTGCTTTGAAGGCAGAATACTCAATCGAACTCGCTCAAGACTTGAAAGCAGTTCATGGTTTAGATGCAGAAACAGAATTAGCAAACATCTTGTCTGCTGAAATTCTTGCAGAAATCAACCGTGAAGTTGTTCGTACAATCTACTCTGTTGCTAAGACTGGTGCTCAAGTAGGTACAACTACTGCCGGTACATTCGACTTAGATACAGATTCTAACGGTCGTTGGATGGTAGAAAAAGTTAAAGGTTTGGCATTCCAAATCGAAAGAGAAGCCAATACGATTGCTAAAACAACTCGTAGAGGTAAAGGTAACATCATCATCGTTTCTTCAGATGTTGCATCTGCATTTGCGATGGCTGGTTTGTTAGACTACAACTCTGCACTCCAATCACAAGTTAACTTAACAGTTGACGATACTGGCAATACATTTGCTGGTACAATGTTTGGTCGTATCAAAGTGTACATTGACCCATATGCAACTACAAACGCAACTTCCGAGTTCGCAGTTGTTGGTTACAAAGGTTCTAATGCATATGACGCTGGTATTTTCTACTGCCCATATGTTCCTTTGCAAATGGTTCGTGCAGTTGACACTGGTACATTCCAACCAAAGATTGGTTTCAAGACTCGCTACGGCATTGTTGCAAACCCATTCGCAGAAGGCACTTCAAAAGGCGCTGGCGCATTAACTGGTTTGTCTAACAACTACTACCGTGCGTTCAAGATTGCAAACATAATGTAATCTAAAAGTCACCGTTAAGAGTGACACTTTAAAGAGACCTCCCACAAAGAGGTCTCTTTTTTTTGGTGCATAAATACACATATGACAGCTACTAACAGAAACCCAAATAATCAAAACTTTCTACAACCGAATAAGTTTATTATTAACTTTGCTCGGGCGCCTAGTATTCAATACTTCTGCCAGTCAGTAAGTGTTCCTGGCATTTCATTGTCTGAAGTTCCACAGAATACACCATTCGTTGATGTATATGTTCCAGGTGAGAAAGCAATTTATGACTTACTTAATATTACCTTTATCATTGATGAAGAGTTAAAAGGTTGGATAGAAATTCACGATTGGATTCGTGCAATGACTTTCCCTAAAGAATTCGAAGAATATCAAAATCTAGGTAATCTCAACAGACAAGCATCAGCGGCATTAGCATCAACAAGAAAACCACAATACTCTGATGCTTCAATCACAATATTGTCTTCATCTAATACACCTTATTACAGGTACAAATTATATGATTGTTTCCCAACATCATTATCTACCTACATCATGGGTGCAAATGATTCACCAGACACAACAATGAGTGCCGATGCCACTTTTAGGTACAGTTACTACGATATAGAAAAATTGTTCTAAAAGGCTTGACAAATATTCCCTTTTAGTGTATCCTCTTTTTAATAAAGGAGGCATTTTACCATGAAACAACTTGATGATTTACTTGAGATGTGGCGTGCCGATTCTGAGATAGACAGAACAGAACCAGGCAAAGAACTCATCAACATTCCAAAACTACACAGCAAATACTTGAATATACTTTCAAGGCATCGGCTGTTGTCTAAAGAATCTGAGTTCAAGTATAACAAAATGAAGAGACTGAAATGGGAATACTATACAGGTAAATTGGATGATGACCAATTGAAGCAGTATAATTGGGAACCATTTCCATATGTGTTGAAATCTGAACTCACTACATACTTAGAGAGTGATGACGATATCAATAAACATCTTGCAAGCAAAATGATGCATGATGAAATTGTTGATGTGTGTCAGAGTATATTAAAAGAATTGAATTCACGGACATTTCAACTTCGTGATTTTATAGCATGGGAAAGATTCATACAAGGTGTCTGATTTAATTTTACATAAAAAGAATGAAGCATATATCCAATTTGAGTGTGATAGAGGTATCGCACAAGAGTTGTCGGATTACTTTACCTTTTATGTTCCGGGTCATCAATTCACACCCGCATTTAAATCAAGAGTTTGGGATGGTAAAATTAGGTTAGCAGACCTAAGAAGTTTTACCATCTATCATGGTCTTGTTCCTTATATTGAAATCTTTTGTAAAGAAAGAGATTATACATTAGAGATTGATTCTGATGTATCAGTCACACAAAACTTTTCATTGGTTGAAGCAAAAGAATTTGTTGATACACTTAAAACTCCACATGAGATTAGAGACTATCAATTAAAATCTTTTGTTCAGGCAATTAGAAATAAAAGAATGTTGTTGTTATCACCAACGGCATCAGGCAAATCTTTCATCTTGTATTGTATCATTCGTTTTTTGCAAATAGTGAATAAAAGAGGTCTGTTAATTGTACCTACAACTTC